CTGAAATGGTACAAAACTTCATAGCACAATTTGGAGAAGATTACCAAGAAGCATTTGATGCCATATTTGTAAAAGGAGTTAATCCTAAGGAGTATTTTGGTACATACAATCAGATAGTTAATTTCGCTGAGATGGATCTTAATGATGAGAACAATCAAGTGAAAATAATGAAACAAGCTTTAGCTGATCAAGGATTTGATGCTGAAGACATAGATACAGAAATCGAAAGACTTCAAAACTATGGTGATCTTGAGAGCGTAGCTACTAAACACCACAAAGTGTTAGTTAAAAAAGAAGCAGCTAAGCTACAACAACTAGAACAGAAATCTGAAGCTGAGTTAAGACAAAAAGCAGCAATCAGAAATCAATATATAGATAACGTACAAACCATCTTGCAAGAGAAGGTTAAAGCAAAAGAGTTTGATGGGATTCCTATCAATCCAAAATTAGCAACAGAACTACAAGACTTCTTATTAGTTGACAAGTGGAAAACTCCTACAGGAGAAACCCTTACAGACTTTGATCGTGCTATCCTGGATATGAAGAGACCAGAGAACCATGCAATGAAAGTTAAATTAGGGCTTCTTATGAAAATGTTAGAGAAAGATCCTACATTATCAACTATACAAAGAACAGGTGTGACTAAACAGTCTAACCAATTGTTCGGAGAAGTTGCAAGACAAGTGACTAAATCAAAGTCAACTACTAGTTCAGGAGCTAAACCTAATTCATGGTTCTTATAACAAAAAATAAATTAATAATTAACAAAAACGAATAACAATGGCAATTCAAACAATCCCAGGGTTAACAGGTTTTACTTATGCTCGTGTAGCGTCTATGGACAAACGTGCTGTTGGAAAACTTACAGACTCTAACCACTTAGAGAGCTTTCACTCTACTGAGCCTGCAGACTATGACAAGAAAATCATTTCTTTATATACTCAAAGCTCATTGTACAGTAATGACTTCTTAGACATGATCAACAAAAGCACACCTTATTACATCGATAATAATAGTGATGCTTGGAAATGGCAAATCGCTGTTCCTTACAAATTCCCTAAAATCATTGACATCCCTTCGGCTACTCAATTATTGATTGAGGCTGGTAAAACAGGTATTGATGGGCAAGAGTTTACTTTAGTATTAGATACTAATGAGTTCTCCAAAAATGCAATCGTTTCTGTAGGTACTCGTCAGTATGGTCCTAGATTCTATGTAATCAAAGATCCAGTGCCTTGGAATATGGGATTCTTGTACACTTTTACATTAGTGACTGACAATCCAATTGTTGATTTCGTAAACCCTATCTTCTTACAATATGGTGTTGAGCTAGAATTAGTTGACGCTGCTATTGGTGAGTTTGATCAAGATTTATTAGGTCTTCCAAGATTAGGTGAGCAAATTACTATGTTCGAATCTTTAGGTTCTGCATATGGATATGAGCACAAAATCACTGAATGGGCTGATGACAAAATGATGAGAGATTCTTCTGGTAAACCATTAGATATCTTAGTGTATGCTCCACAAAGACGTAACCAATTACCTTTAACTCGTAATGATGTTAAATGGGAACCGTTCATTGAGTTCTGGATGCGTAAATCTATGTTAGAGTTGAAAGTTAAACGTATGATCTGGGCTAAACCAGGTACAGTTAAAACTAACGGTTCTAAACAAGAATTGAAACGTACATCTGCTGGTGTTTACCACAGAATGAGAAACAATGGTAACTTAGTACAATACAACAGAGGTGAATTCTCTGCTAACTTAATCCGTTCTGTATTTGGAGATTTATTCTACAGAAGAGTGGATGTTAAAGACAGAAGTGTTAAAATGTATACTAATGAGGCTGGATTCGACGTATTCCAACAAGCTCTTAAAACAGATGCATTAAACTCTGGTCTTACTTTCATGGCTGATTCTGGAAACAGATATATGCAAGGAGAAGGACAACACATCACTTACAACTTTGCATTTGATGCAATGGTAACACGTGAGACTGGTCGTGTTGAATTGATTCACTTGAAAGAATTAGATTTACCACAAACTAACTTAGAGTTTGGACAAAACAAAAAATCTACTCCAGTATTCATGGTGTTTGATGTGTCTCCAATGTCTGATGGTTCAATGGTAAACAACATTAGAGAAGTACGTATGAAAGGTGCTCCTTCTATGACATGGGGTTATATTGATGGTACTCGTCACCACTTAGGTTTTGCTAAATCTCAAGGTATGAGTTCTGCTAACAAATTCCCAGGATACGAAATCTGGATGAAAGACAGATGTGATGTATTTATCGAAGATCTTTCTAGAACTGTGTTGATCGAGGAAATCCCACAATTCTAATAATAAAATTCCGAGAAGAATCCCCTCACCTCCTCTCCCTCCCACGAGGGGATGATTCTCAACCCAGAGTGTTTGATATGGATAGTATCCATGATCAAGTTCCTTCGATGGGACCACTCTACTAAATAAAACCAAATTATTAAATAACTACATTATGGGTAAAACAGGCAAAATTTCTACTATTAAGAGAGAATACAATAATTCTCAATTACAAACTATGGATAGTGGATTATCACAAAAAGGAATGACAAGAATTCCTGGAACAGGAGTATTCAAATATCCTTATAAAGAATTGGATGGTAAGTATAGAACAGGATTAGATCCAGATGCTACTTACATTAAAAGAATTCAAGATCCAACTGAAAAAGAATTAGAGATCGAAAGAGTGACTGCTCTTAGAGCAAAACTTGAAGCTGAGATAGGTGACATTGACTTAGGACCACGTTCTAAATTCTGGAACTATGGGTTGTCATTATCTCCAGATGATCAAACACACGTACAAGCAGTTAAACTGTTAGATGGTGATAACTATTTTGATTTATCAAATGCTTTCCAAGAAATAGCCTTTTCATGGTTGAGAGTACATCCTACTATTGCATCTTCTTACCAAGCATGGGAAAGAGGAGAATATCCAGCAGATACACAGTTTTATGTGGTAGATGATGAGATAGAGAATGCAGTGATCTTCAAGAAAAAACAATTGATTAACAAAGCGATTGTTAAGTTTGATTCAATGACTCCTGAGAAGAAACGTAAAGTTGCAAGACTTTTAGGACTTCCAGTATCAGAAGATTCAAAAGAAGAAGTGGTATACAACTTAGTAGATAACGTATTGAAACAAACAGAATTCAAGAATGGTAAGTATTCAGGATTGAGTCCAGTTGAAGTGTTCAATAGATTTGCTGACATGAAAGAAAGTTTACTCCATATTAAAGATTTAGTAAAACAAGCTGTAGCACATTCAGTTTATAGAATCAAGCCAAATGGCAAGGTTTATGAAGGTGAATATGAAGTAGCTAAAGATGAAGAAGATTTAATCAAATTCCTTGCTGATGATGATAACCAAGATGAGTTATTGACATTAGAAGGCAAATTAAAAACTAAAAAACTAGCTTCTGTATAAGGGGCTAGTTTAAAAATATAAAAGAATATGATACCAGTAGATAGTTTATTATACAAGATTGATCAGAAACTAAATAAACTATCAACTAATGCACATCAACAAATTCAGTTAGAAGACAAGATACTAGCTCTCAATGAAGCTCAGATTAAGTTGATAAAACAAAAGATTGATGGTATTAGTACTGCTAGTCAGTTAGGTCAAGATTCATTTAAGAAACGTTATGAAGACTTACAAAGTCTTATAATGAATTACAATCATCAGCCTTTAGATCTTACGTTAAAGAATGTTGAATTGAATCAATGGTGTACATATGTACATGAACTTAAGCCACAATATATGTTTTATATAGATTCATATTTGTTGGCAGACAAAGGTAGATGTAAAGATAGAAAGATTTGGATTAATCGAGATCTTGCAAAACATGGTGATCTTCAGTTTATATTAAACAATGATCATTATAGACCAAGTTTTGAATATCAAGAAACATTCAACTCTTTGTCATCAGATGAGATAAGTTACTTTACAGATGGTACATTTACACCAACTAAAGTTTACATGATGTACATGAGATATCCAGTGTATATAAACAAAGCAGGATATATAATGTTAGATGGTACACCATCATTTGATCAAGATTGTGAACTTGAATTATATTTAGAGGATGAACTGTTAGACTTGACAGTACAAAATCTAGCAATGTATACTGAAAATGCTGCAGCAGTACAAAGTGCTCAGTTCAGAATACAAACAAACGAATAAACTTTATTAACATTTAAATAAATTAAAATGGCTGATTTTTCATTAACCACGTTATTCGTGGTTCCAGTAGGGCAAACTGCTGTCCCTAGCTCTGGCTCAACTCAAGACCTTGCAGCAGGTGAAGTAGGTATTTTCAAAAGCGATTATTCAGTAGCTACTGCTGTGAATATTGCTGCATCTCCTTACTTCTACGTAGCTCAAGGTAGAACAAACACTTACTTGCAAGGTTCTAAAAGATCTGATAAGATCAAAGGATGTCCTTCAGGTGCAGGTTGTAATTCAAACGTAACAGAATGGTACAAAACTTCTGCTTGTCCAACTGCTGCTAACCAAATTACTGATGTAACTAATTTCACTGTACAATGTGGAGAAGTTATCACGTTAACTTTACGTGCTTTCTCTAGCTACATTAATACATTGTATTTCAATGGATTCACTCGTTCAGTGACTATCCAAGCTCCATGTTGTAATTGTGACGATAACCCATGTGATAATGTAGATCCTTCTATCATTATTGATGAGTTAATTTTCCAATTGAACTTAAAAGCTCCAGGAAACAACCCTGATAACATTTCTTTCTCTACATTCTATACATTTGAAAATGTAGGTGGAACTATCTTACGTATTACAGGAAAACCATTAACTCAATATGGACAACCTTGTGATATCGCAGCGTTCCCATTTGAATATGACAGAATGTGGTTTAGAACTTTTGTTTACTCTGGTCCTGCTACTACTGCTGACTTTATCGTTGCTGATAACTGTAACATTGTTGCTGATCCTGTTGTTATTCAACGTGCTTCTTATCCTAGTGGTACATCTGCAGAGGTTGCTCAATTAGAGAAAAACTTCTATAGCTACCAAGCTGGTTACTTGAAACATTTATATAGAATGAATGGATACAACGAGAACTTCGAGTCTTGGGTATCTAATGGTGAAACATACAACTTGTTCTATATCAAATTCAACGAGTACAACAAATCTGAATACCAATGGGGTGATTACATCATGGAAGATTCTACTGTGATTCTTGCTGTGCCTAATGGTGGTTCTAATCTTACTTCAGATTTCCAAGATATCTTAGAAGCTGCTTTAGGAGATGTTGTAGATAATAACGAATGTATTACAACTACTTCTACTACAACTGCTGCCCCTGCACCAACAACAACTACTACTTCTACTCTTCAACCTTAAGAATAAAGAATAGTAAAATTAATAATAACCTATGCCAGGGGATAGAGGATAACTCACATCCTCTGGCATATTTATTTAAAAAACAACATGGCAAACTTACAATTAGATATATTAGTAGTTCCTACTTATAGTGTATTTACGCTTGGTGTTACAGACGCATCTGTATATCCTACTAATCCTCCAGTGGTTTCTGCACCATCTATTGAGATTGATATTCCAGGATTTGGAACCAAGATATTACCTTTTGTTCCTAATGAAACCAATGTATTTACATCATCTAATTTAGGGATAACAGAAGTAGGTTGTAATCAACCTCTTCCTGATGGAGTGTATAGATTAAGATATTCTGTTGCTCCTGCATATGCAAACTATGTGGAGAAAACAATATTACGTGTTGACAGACTTCAAGAGAAGTTTGACAATGCGTTTTTACAATTAAATATGATGGAGTGCGACAGAGCACTTAAAACACAATCTAGTGTGCAATTAAACACGATCAACTTCTTTATTCAAGGAGCGATTGCAGCAGCTAATAACTGTGCAGAATATGAATCAAATACATTATATGCTCAGGCAGATAATATGTTAGATAACTTTTTAAGAACCAACTGTGGTTGTTCAGGTAACAACTACTTACTAAACTTTTATTAATTATGGCACAATGTTCAAGTTGTGGAGCTAATGTGGGGTGTGGATGTCAATTGAAAAATGGACTATGCGGCACATGCGCTTCTAAAGTAAATAAATAATATTATGTTATCACCAAGACTAAATAACTGCCCAGAATGTGCTAATATACCTTCATTGCTTAAAAAGATAGATTGTAAGTTAGCAGAGCTTGGTAATAATTTGTACAACAATATTTCATATATGTTGAACAAACCTATACCTGCTGGTGATATTCTTCAATTGATAACATATAGAAGGATACTAACTTACAAGTATTGTAATCCTAACTATGTACATGAGTACACAGTTCAGATGATTGCTAGTAGAGTTATTCGTCTTACATTGGGATGTGTTAGTAGATGTAATGAACCTGAACGTTGTTTAGAAGATCCTTGTGAAATTGATGTTGTAGCAAATCCTACAACAACTAGCACAACTACATTGACAACTTGTAAATCATACATATTGTATAACACTGCACCTTCTGCAGAATCATTCTTAATTGGTAACTGTGATACAGGAGAACCAGAAACAATAACTCTAGAAGGATTATCAAGTGTTTGTATACAGACATTTGTAGGTCTTAATGTATCAGCAAATATTGTAGTGATAGAAACAAATTCTTGTACAACTAGTACAACTAGTTCTACTAGTACAAGTACAAGCTCAACTAGTAGTACAACAACTAGTACTAGTAGTAGTAGTACAACAACTAGTACTAGTACTACTGCAGTACCAACTACAACCACAACAACAAGTTCTAGTTCTAGTACAACTACCACTACAACAACCTTATGTCAAGATTGTGTAGCTTATTCATTTGTTAATCCTGATGATGGAAATGGTACTGGTACTATAGATGGAATAAGTATTACTACAACATATGTAGGTCCATCTATTGTTGCACCTGGTCCAAGAAATAATTATATCAATTGTGGAGGATTCCCAATGGATGCAGATAGTTTATTCCTAGCTCAAATTAATGGTCCATTTACACTTACTATATCTTTTAGTGTTCCTGTAAATAATATTTACATTAGTAATTCTGCAATGGGATATAATTCATATCCAGGTCAACAAGAATGTTTTACTATTAATTCAAATCAAGGAACTCCTACACTTACATTAGCAGGGGGATGTTATGATTATGGTCCTGTTGGTAATCAAATATGTGGATCTTGGCAAGGAGGAAATACAGGAGGATCTACTCAAGTTTCTACATCTACTCCTTTCACTGAATTAACTATAACTGGAACTGGAATTGGTAACTTAGTTGGATATGGTTTTGATATATGTTTTCCATCATGTATCACTACAACTACAACAAGTTCTACTAGTTCTACTAGTTCTACAACAACAACTAGTACAACTACATTGGCTCCAACTGGATTTTATACAATTTATACCCACTTTGAAGCTTTATAACATAAATAATAACTTAAAATAAAACAAACATGTCCACTTGCTCAAATTGTTATAACGGATGTACAGAGGTTGTCTCTGACAGATGTATTAAATATACAGGAATAGATGTTCCTGTCCTAGGAATCCAAACAGGTGATTCTTTATCATTTGTAGAACAAGCATTGATTACATTTCTTACATCTACATTAGATGGTACAGGAGTGAAAATTGATCTTGGTACTACAGTGGTATGTAACCTTGTTAACCAATATCTTCCTACATGTAAAGATCTTTCTATTGTAGATATATCAAAAGCTCTTATAGAAGCTGCTTGTGATCTTCAAGAACAAGTAGATGCTATTGATTTAGATCTTGCTACATTGAATGCTGATTATTCAGTTGGATGTTTAACAGGTGTTACATCATCTTCAGATACACATTCTATTGTACAAGCTGTTATAAATAAACTATGTCAAGTAGAAGTTAATTTAGGAGCTCTTGCTTTAGATCTTCAAACAAACTATTCAAGTAATGGTGTTGAGTTAGATGCTTATATTGCTAACTATTTAGCTACACATTCATCTAGTTCTAGTTTAGTTAGTAATAGAATGGTTCCTTATTCTGTTGTTCCATACTTTGGACCATTAA